GAGCAGCAGATACTAACTTAAACAATGCTACTGACGATGCTGGCACTGTGGTTATTAATAGTGTAGATGATTATATTAACAAAGGATATGATGAAAGTACTTTAGCAGGAACAGTCGTTGCATCAAGAAATCCTGGTTCATGGGCAAATGGATTAAAAGTTGCCATTATAGATGGCAAAGTAGATCAGGTGTTGGGAATAACAACTACGACACTTCAAGTTGGAATGGGAATTACTCAAGCAGTACCTGCAAATACAATAAAACCTGGTGCGGGAACAACCTCAGTTCTTGATGGGGAGTACAAAGGTATTATTACAGAAATAGGAACTGGTACAATAGGAGTTAAATTCCTATCACATACACCAGCAGGTGGAACTGAAAGTGAATTTGATTATGAATCATCTGGAGTTTACAAATTTAGCACAACTGGAAATGTCGCTATTCATACAGCAGGACAAGCATCTTCATTTGCTTCAAGATCAGTATCATCAACAGCAGATTGGTTTGATACTCAAACAATCACAACTACAAATGGAGATCCAATTAGTTGGAATCAAGTCGCAGAAAGACCAGGAACTTCAGCATACGCAGCAGCAAGAAACTCAAGATTTGATGAGGTACATGTTGTTGTAATTGATGATGATGGAGATATAACTGGAAATGCAGGAACGATTCTTGAAAAGAATTTAAATCTTTCAAAAGCAAAAGACGCTGAGTTTTCTGCAGGATCTTCTTCATACTGGAGAAAGTTCATATTAAACTCATCTAGCAATATTTTTGCATTAAGTGGACCTACTGGTGCTGTAAATACTGCATTTAAGAGCACTGGAACTGGATTTGACTCTGAGACAGACATTGCTTGGGATCAAAATACACAGAACATCAAATTTGCTGCAAATGGTAATATTGGATATTCTTTATCTGGTGGTTTAAATTACGGTGGAAAAGCTGGTATAACATCTACTGGTGCTCTAACAGCAACTTTAGGTAATCTAACCAGTGGTTATGGTTTATTTGAAAATGTTGAAGAGTTTGATATTGATTTCTTATTAATGGGATCAGGATCACATCCAACCTCTACAGCACAAGCATTAGCGAACAAGTTAATCTCCGTTGCTGAAATTAGAAAAGATGCTGTGGCATTCATATCACCTAATAAAACATCATTTATAACAGGTGCTGGAACTGATTCTGCAACAATATCATCTGCTGCGGATATTACAAATAATGTGTTGGAGTTCTATGCTCCAATTACATCATCAACATATGCTGTACTGGACAGTGGATACAAGTATATGTTTGATAGATTTGGAAATACCTTCAGGTATGTCCCATTAAATGGTGATATTGCAGGAACATGTGCAAGAAATGATATCAATAACTTCCCTTGGTTCTCACCAGCAGGGACAGCAAGAGGTGCTATCTTGAACGCAGTTAAACTTGGATACAATCCAAGTCAAGCACAAAGAGATAAACTCTATACAAATAGAATTAATCCAGTGATCTTCTCACCAGGAGCAGGAATTGTTCTATTCGGTGACAAAACTGCATTTGGAAAAGCATCGGCATTTGATCGGATTAATGTTCGTAGGTTATTCATCTTCATCGAAGATGCTATCGAAGCAGCAGCAAAAGATCAATTGTTCGAATTCAACGATGAGATCACAAGGACTAACTTTGTGAACATTGTTGAACCTTTCTTACGTGATGTTCAGGCGAAGAGAGGTATTCAGGATTTCAGAGTTGTTTGTGATGAGACAAATAACACTGCATCTGTTATAGATAATAATGAGTTTGTAGCAGACATCTTTATCAAACCTGCAAGATCAATTAACTTCATTGGTCTTACATTTGTCGCCACTAGAACTGGCATCTCATTTGAAGAAGTAATCGGTACAGTCTAACTAAAGGTATAGAAAACTATGGCAACCCAATTTAATAAACCACCATTAAGAACTATCACTGGGTTTAAGAGCAAATTAGCTGGTGGTGGAACTAGACCGAATTTGTTTGAGGTGGAAATTGCTTTTCCTAATGAAACAGCAATTGATAATGACACTAAAGAAAAATCAAGATTCATGATAAAGGCAGCTGCCTTACCTGCTTCAAACATCACACCAATTGATGTTAACTTTAGAGGTAGGATTTTAAAAATCGCAGGTGATAGAACATTCGACACATGGACAGTTACTGTTCTAAATGATGTTGACTTCTCAATTCGTTCTGCTTTTGAAAAATGGATGAATCTTATCAATAAGATGGAAGATAACACAGGAGAACAAGATCCTGCAATTTATCAACCAGATGCTTATGTTCACCAATTAGATCGTGATGGTTCGACACTTAGAACTTATAAGTTCCATGATGTATTCCCAACTCAGGTAAGTCAGATAGATCTTTCTTATGAAACTACTGATGCTATTGAAGAATTTACAGTTGAATTCCAAGTTCAGTGGTGGGAAGCACTCAAAGGTGTAGGTGCTAACGCTGGCGGTGAAGATATTAACTAAAATGGCTAAATAGTGCTATAATAAAGAAAAGAAAAAAATTATACGATGGCAAAACTTTTTGGTTTCTCTATTGATGACTCGGATAGCAAACCCGATTCAGTGGTCTCACCCGTTCCTCAGAATAATGAGGACGGGTCTGATTATTATATTCAATCTGGTTTTTACGGTCAATATGTAGATATTGAAGGAGTATTCAGAACCGAATATGATCTAATCAAAAGATATAGAGAAATGTCACTACATCCAGAATGTGATGGTGCAGTAGAAGACGTTGTAAACGAAGCAATTGTTAGTGACTTATACGATTCTCCAGTTGAAATTGAATTATCAAATGTAAATGCGAGCGATAAAGTCAAAGACACCATAAGAAAAGAATTTAAAGGTATCAAAGAAATGATGGACTTTGATAAAAAGTCCCATGAAATTTTTAGAAATTGGTATGTTGATGGTAGATTATTTTATTTAAAGGTAATTGATACTAAAAAACCTGAAGATGGTATTCAAGAGATCAGATATATTGATCCAATGAAGATGAAGTTTATTCGTCAAGAGAAAAAGAAAAATAGAAATATGGGTGGAGTTGATCTTCAAAACGTATTTAAGGGAAGTGAGAAAGAATTATATCCAGAAATAGAAGAATATTATGTTTATACACCAAAACCTAATTACCCATCTGGATCATTAGGTGGAACAGCAAATACTAAAACTTCCGTCAAAATTGCGAAGGATTCCGTCACATATGTAACATCTGGTTTATTTGATCGTAATAAAGGAACTTGTTTATCATATTTACATAAAGCAATCAAGGCACTGAATCAACTAAGAATGATTGAGGATAGTCTTGTTATTTACAGATTATCAAGAGCACCAGAAAGAAGAATATTTTATATTGATGTTGGTAATCTTCCAAAGATAAAAGCAGAACAATATCTTCGTGATGTTATGAATCGTTATCGTAATAAGTTAGTTTATGATGCAAATACTGGTGAAGTTAGAGATGATCGTAAGTTCATGTCTATGATGGAAGATTTTTGGTTGCCAAGAAGAGAAGGTGGTCGTGGAACTGAAATTACAACATTACCTGGTGGTCAAAACTTAGGTGAACTTTCTGATATTGAATATTTCCAGAAAAAATTATATCGTGCTTTAAGTGTTCCTGAATCAAGAATCGCATCTGATGGTGGATTTAATTTAGGTAGATCATCTGAAATACTTCGTGATGAATTAAAATTTGCTAAGTTTGTAGGTAGATTAAGAAAACGTTTTGCTAACATGTTCAACGATATGTTGCGTACACAATTAATTCTTAAAAATGTAATTACACCTGAAGATTGGAAAACTTTAAGTGACCATATTCAATACGATTTTGTATATGATAATCAATTTGCTGAACTTAAAGAATCTGAATTAACAAACGAAAGATTAGGAACTCTTGCTACAATAGAACCTTATATTGGTAAATATTATTCAAATGAATATGTACGTAAGAAAATTCTTAGACAAACAGATACTGAGATTATGGATATTGATGAGCAGATAGAAAAAGAAATTAAAGATGGAATTATTCCAGATCCAAATGCTGTAGATCCAATTACTGGAGAACCACTTGAAGGTGGTGGAGATTTGGGCGGTGTTCCAATGGAACCAGAAATTGATGGTAGCGTCACTGATGCACAGTTAAGTAAAGATACCAAATCGGCCGAGATATAAATAAAATATAACATTATATAAATTTTTATGCCTGATATTGTCGATTTGAT